CTTTTCCTTGCCACTCCGACCTGGTTGATTGCCGCCGTTCTCCTGTTCCGGGCACCGCGTGTCCCGGGGCGGATGGGCTGTCGGCTCTGGTTCCGCTCGCTGGTCATGCCGCACTGCATGCGGCGTTACCCGCGGACGACCGCTGCCGGCTTCGACGCAATCTCACTTCTCGCGGCGCGCGCCGAACACAAAAGCGCGTTTTTCGCCGTGCATGCTGAGATGTCGAAGGTAAAGCCATTCGGTAAAGTCGGCCTCACTGACGATGGTGGCCGCATCCGTCCCGTCAATGCAGCGGAGGACTTCGTCCGCTGCACCGGCTTTCGACCAGTTGTGGTCAATGCCGGAGGGCGGGACGGATTTGGACTATTTGCCGCCGGGCTGGCGGAGGACCAGGCTCCGATTCTGCCGCCAGACGCGGCGGATCACCTCGGTCCTGCTGCCAGCCTTGGCCGCCCGTTCCCAGCGTTCTTGGCCGTTCTGAGTGCGCCCTCTGGTGGAGAGGGTGGGTACATGTACGACCTCGCTGCGGACGGTAAGGTCCATTGGTCGGGCCCGGGTGCCACTGGGGTGAGCGATGCTTACGCTATGCTCCCCCCACGCGTTGCCATTCCGTTCTACGGCAGTACCTTTACGTATGCCGTGAGCGTGACTGGTACGCGTTGGCGCCAGGGTGGCCCGCACGTCCTCGTGCTGTTTTATCCTGAGTCGGTGACACGTCGGGGCTTGAGCTGGTTCTTCGAGCCCGCTCCGACGCTGGTCGCGACTCGACCGCACGTGATTACCACCAAGGGCACTGATCTCCTCGTCTTTCCAGTCTTCGACGAGGGGTCCCGGCCTGCGTACGCGTGCACGTTCGCAGGGTCGCGTGAGTACGAGATTTTCTCGAGTGAGCTGCTGCAGCACCTCCTCTCTCGCTACCGCGTGACTGTCCTCTACCCTCTTGGCGCCATTCAGGGCGCGCTCCCCGACAATGCGAACCGGAAAGTGCTGCTGCCATATCTTGTGCAGCTCATCCCGGTGCTCGACAAGTCGGGTTTCAGCGCGCTGGGCCGCCACGGCTTCTCCACGGTTCAACCGCAGCGCTACAACGGCGAGGCGGCATACAGCGTGGTGCACCGTGACTACCAGGAGGAGTTTAAGGCCGCGCGCCAGCTGTGCGCCCCAGTCTTGGGCGCCGGCGGGCTCGCGGCTGGCACGGATGCAAACCTG